TAGTCGGCTCGAAAATCACTTCGATGTCACTCTCAGGCACGGTTGCCCCGGCGCTCTTGGAATGGATCGCACGGGCCAGGGAAGTCTGGTTGTCCACGTCCACGCCATAGGTGAATGCACAGTTCCAGCCGGTCACCTGCGAGTCAGAGATCGACTTGCCACTAATCGGCGTGAATGACTGCGTGCTGGTGGTTGGGGTGATCGTGACGTTTTCGACTTCGTCATCGTAGGCCACGCCGTCAATCTTGATTTTTGCGTTCTTGATAAATGGTGCGAAAGCCATTTTCTTTTCTCCTTAGTTTCAGGCCCGGTAAGGGTTTTGAATCAGGGCGGTAATTTTGATGTCATAGCCCGGATAATTGTCTTCGAATTTCACACGGGTGGCGTCCTGAATTTGCACGTAATTTGCATACAGTTGCAAAGCTGTCAGGACTGCATCCCGAATATCTTCGAGGTCATCCTCGTTGACTTCCAGATTCTCGTTGGCGTTGATCATGACGTTCACTGTCAGATCACACGTGAGCTTCATTCCATCGAAATCAGTCAGCCGTGTGGTGTACACGTTGACGGCGGCTTTGCCCCGGGCGATCATGTCCGGGAGGCTTGGCACGGCTTTCACCACGGCGGTATCGGTCATCGCCCAATCGAGCATCTGCGCGACTTGCTGCCGTGCGGAGCCGGTGAATTCTGGGGCTGTGGTTGTCATTGCAATGACCCCCAATCTCTAGGGCGGAGTGTAGAGCGGGCTTCGAGCCAGTACCGGCGGGAGAGGTCCGCTAACTGGTAATCCCCCTCCGGCACCTGCGAGGCCGTCAATCGGGCGTAGTGGGACCGGGAGAGCCAGACTTGCGCCCGATACAGCCTGCGGGCCGTTTCCTCGGTCAAGGGCTCCTCCGCCAGCATTGCGGACGGGGCCATGTCGCGTACTGCGTCGTACCCCGCCCACAATGCATCAGGAAGTGCCGTTGCCTGGTCGAGATCCAGGGCACTTGACCATTGGAAAAACAGCGTGTCACCCGTGTCATCAGGGTCATAGGTGACGTATCCAATAGTTTGGGTGGCCATTGCTAATCGCCCAGATCCAGCGGTGGCGTCTCACCCTCGGCCACTTCTTCCGGGGCCGGTGGCTCCAGTGGTGGCGGGTCTGCCGGTGACCCCTCGTTCTCCAGGGACTCTTCCCCGGGAATCCCCACAGCCTGCGCGATCACGCGCACAGATTCGGCGACGACGCCAACCAGATCGCGGAGATCCGCCACGGTTGCTTTCAGGGCCTCGTTCTGGAGCTGGAGCGCTTCAATGCGCTGTTCGGTTCGTGACTGCGGCATGGCTTAGACTCCTGTCGTGACTTCCACGATGCCCCGGGCATCCGTGGTCAGCAGAGCGTCATAGCCGAAGAGACCGGCATCGACACCACCGTGAGCCACGTCGAGGGCATCAACACGGATCGGCCCGCCCGGGAGTTCGTAGAATTCGGTGGCTTCGTTGACACCAACAACGACTTTGCCCGCGCTGGCAGCGTGGGAGATCGGCGTTGGAATCAGCTTGAAGTTGGAGAGCTGCCCATCTTCCAGACCCAGCGAGGCGTTGAGGTATGCCAGCTTGTCGCTGTCGACGGTGAGCGCCATCTGTTCGTAGAGATCCGCACCGATGATCGCCCACTGTGGGACACCCATTTCCAGCACCCACAGGGCACCGCGCACGAGCTTCGCCCATGGATCGCTCACGCCCGCATCGGTGGTCTTGGCCAGGTGATTCGCAGGAGCCAGCATGTGATTCAGCACCTTGAGATCGCGCTTCTTGGCGTAGTTGCGGGCACGCTCGCGATAGAACGATTCCCAGAAACCGCCATTGGGCATATCGACGTGGATACGGTCGATCTTGTGGCCGGAGGCGGTCCGTGTGGCTTTGGTGTTTGCAACCTTGGCTTTGACCTCATTGGTGAACACCTCAGCGAGGTCGCCAGCATAGTCGCCCACATCCGGGGTCAGGTCCCACACCCAGCCGTTCACGTCCTGCGAGGTCAGCGTGCGGGAGGTGGTCAGCGGCGCGAACCGCTCCACGTAACTGCGCCCGGCCCAGAGTTCGCCCACGAAATCGGGAACGCTGGTTGGGTCGTACACGTCGGCTTGGATGATCGGGTCTAGCGCCAATTCAAGGTTGCCCTTGGCCTTGATGTCGGCCACGAACTGGCCGACTGCACCCAACTGCAAGCCCTTGTCCTGCTTGGCTGGGAATCCCTGCGGAACACCCAAGCCGCCGGGCTTGCCCTGCTTGAAAGCGTCCGGGCCGTGCTCCATCAAAGCGCCGAGAGTGATCCCGGCGAACTGGTTCTTGCTGTCGTCATTTTCCATGGTCTGGTGTTCCTTTTCTGGTGGTGTGCGTTCAGTGGTTGAGGTGATCGAAGCGGCCACGCGTTCCACACGGGCGTCTTCGAAATCGGGGACGGCCACGAGGGAGACTTCGTAGAGTTCGCCGTCGATCATGATGGTGCCGCCGTTGCCGTCCGGCTGTGTCTCGGCGGGCATCGCGCCGATGCTCAGGCCATCGCGTAGGCCGTTCGCCGCGTCCTCCAGGGCCTTGTCCCCGGCTTCGCCCTCGGGGATCTTGAAAGACGCGTCGAGGGTTTCGGGGTCGTAGCTGAGCATGTAGCCGACAGGGGCGGCGGGGTTGTGGTCCACGAGGAGCTTCACCCGCTGGAGGGGTTCACGGGGGCGGAGCGCCCCCACGGCAAGGGAGACCTTGGCGGAGCTGGAGCGCTTGCCATAGGCCGCGATCTTGCCGGTGATCGTGCGGTGTTCCACATCGACGGTTGCAGGCGCGGGAGCGAGGGCGAGGCGCACACCCTCACTAGTCGATAACTTGATTAGGTGATTCATCTACCTTTTCCTTTTCGGGGGTCGCGGTGCCAGCGTTGCCGCTCGCGTCACTGAGCTGATCGAAATGCGAGGTGTCAAAGCGGATCTTCGTGCCGGGCGGGGTTACGTCGTCTTGGCTAAATCGCTGTTCAATAGCGGTCAGCCATTGGCGCATGGTCAGCTCCAGCAGCTCGTTCATGTTCTGGAGCGTGTTGCTGTAGGTGTCGGAGGTGCCGTTGTTGCCGTCGAGCATGGCGGCGTTGATGTTCGCGAAATTCGCGACGTCCAGGCGTACTTGGTTGCGGGCGTCTGACAAGGGCGAGATCTCCCCATTGCCCATGTCCGAAGCTTCAGCCCACCCGGGAACGAACGCCACTGCCCCGTTCTTGGCTTGCCGTGCGAGCACGAAATTATTTACGACTACCTTGGCTTCTTCCTCGGTGGGCTCAAACCCGGGATCTTTCATGCTGATCACGGTAAGGGGCTTGCCGACGCGGGCGCGGTTGCCGATCTGCACGCTCAAATCCCGGTACTCGCGCACACTGTCAGCGCCGAACTCCAGGAATCCTTGCGGCATCAGCGCGGGCACATACACGTAATTGCGGGGGTCCAGCTCTTGCCCATCCACGAGCTGCGGCATCATCCGCTCGTCCAGGTTCCACAGTTCGCGCGGGACCAGCTCCAGCTCCAGCGGGTAACCGTCGTCGTCTTTCTGGTTCGTCCACAGCAGGGCGGAGCCGGTGAAAAACAAGTGTTGGATCATCAGTGCGGTGCGGTGCCGGGCTGTGATCGCGCCATAGGTGCTATCGAGCCACAGCGGTTGATCCTCCGTTGGCGTGCCGTCCGCGTTCACCGCTTCGAGCTTGAGCGCTGCGGCCACTGTGGAGATCAGTTGGACGGCCCGGGCGACGGGTGGAACACTCAGCGCTTCACCGGTCGTCACCGGGCCATTGGGAATACCGGCGGGCAACTGCACGGCGGCGAGATGCGAGGTTCCAGACCATGGCGACGTGATGCCGGAATACCCGGTAGTCCTGCCTGTGGTTGCCTCGTAAATGACGCCGTGTTTGGCGAACAATGCTCCAATTCCCATGAGCAAGAATTTGCCATGTTCCAGCTCGAATAACCTAAGAAAAAAGAAAAATGCCTAGCATTGCATAGGCATTGCTAGGCATCATTCTTTCTACAATTCCACCGGGGCGAGAGATACACCGCGCGATGTCGAATTTCCATCATCGCGGCGCTCTTTATTCACCACGGCAGCAGCAGCCAAAGCCGCCCGCAAGGTGGTGATTTCCTTGCCCGGCGGAGCACGGAACAACCGCGTTTCCCCAGACATGCGCCACGTTGTTTCTTTCACAGCATCATCCAGTTTGGGGTGTTCCGCGTGCCAGATCGACAGGTCATCGGTCCCCTTGGCAATTACCGCCGTGCCCGCGCCCGCGTCTTTCATCGTCAGCGGTCGCACTTGCTGGGACCGGATCCGCCGCATGCTGCGCAACTCGTCAGCCACCGCCACATTTTGCCCGATGGAATCAAAGCCGATTTTGACACGCGGGTATTTCATCAGTCCACGGCTGATATATTCCTGTGCCGTGCCCGCACCACCGGATCGATGCCGGAGTATCTGCACATGCAAACCGCCCTGCGCGAACCATGCAGCGGCAACGCTGTAGGCCTTGCCGCTCGGGTCAATGTCAAAGCCCAGCGCCCACGTCTCGGCTGGTGGCTCCAGCTTGGGAGCCCGCCCGGTAGCTGTCCAGTTCTTGACGTTCATCGCCGTGGTGGTCGTGTCCTCAGGCCACAAGCACAGGTACTCGCGGAGGAACTCCTCCAGGCCCATTTCGGTCAGGCGCTCCTCCAGGGTCTCCAGCGAGGTCAGCCCACACGCCA